GAAGAAATATCTAGTACTTCGAGTAATGTAACCTCATCTAGTTTCTCAAGATTATCGCATACGTCTTTGAATGTAAACGCCATAGCTATGACCGACCCTTCTTTTTAAGCTTATCAAATTGTTTATCATTTGGTTTGGCATTAAAAATCCTGTCATAATTATCCTCATACTTTTTAGAATTTTTACGACTCTTTAGTAGTGCTCCTGGTATTTCATAATCACCTGTATTATTCGGCATCATCATCCTTTATAAATAATTCTCTATTCTCTAGCCCCACGAATCCGCATGATTGTGATTCTCTGATTGTAGTAAAATCAAATGGACTAGGGTCTACATGATTCTTTGGCATATTGCTATACTCTTTTAGTAGACAGCTAGCAGCTGCATGATTAGAGCAGTTCTCTTTAAAATAAACCATTGCTGTAGGGCAGTCATTGAAATACCCAACAAACTCTAGGTCATTATAATCACCACTAAGTGATACTGTTAGTATAAACATTCCTTCAGCCAGCATTTTTAAACTTCTCTATTTCTTTTAATAGTTCTATGTAATGAATGGCTTTATCTAAATCTTGTATACCATTCTTATCTCTCCAACGTACGAGATACTTAATAATATTACCTTCAATGTAAGGTATATTATTCTTTTCTATAAACTCTACGGGTTGAATCGCATATTGTTTATAATGATTACCACCTATCTGTTCTTCAGAAGCTATAGTCATATTAATATTATAGCATATATGGTACTAAAAGTCAATACTTATTTGTACTTTCTTTTAAGATAATGTAAAGGTATAGCACATTCATCGAATGAACCATTGTCTACATTATGTAACATATATAACCCTCTCCAATGTTGATTAGTTTGATGAGATAAATAATCTTCATCATGTAAATAACAACTACCACTAATGATAGCAGTCATTTGTTTACCTGTCGCATCTTGTCCATAAGCAATTGAATGTCCTTGCTGATGTCCTGCAACGCAACTCATATGTTTCTTAGTTAGTAAAGCGTTGGCTGAAGTAACTGGTCTACCCATAACACCACTAGCAAAGTAGTGAGAGTAAGCCACGCCATCAATACTAACAACGTCCAGAAAATCAAAAACATCCCAACCAGCTTTCTCATACTCTAAATCCTCAAATGATATAAGACCATCTAATTTTCTATCATACTCAATAGCAGTCTTAATTCTTTGTTCATGGTTACCCATAGTGAGTACCATCTTAGGTTTATATTGTTTCTTCTTAGCTTTAAGCAAACGTTTATTCAACGCACGCATAGGAGCTAACAGTGTATCCATACCTTTAATTGCAGCACGTATGTCTGCTTTGTATGTTCTTCCTTCAAATGATTTTTTACCTGTATCATAACTAGACAAGCTAGGCATGTCAGCAAAATCACCAATCATTACGATAACGTCAGGACGTTTGTCTACAATATATTTACCTATCCAAGACAAATAAGCCAGACTAATGCCTGGCTTTACCTGCGTATCTCCAATTACGAGATGCTTTTTCATTAGTGTTGAGTCTCCAATGGAAGGTCAACCTCTTGTGAATACTCTTCATCTAAGGCTGCCTTAATTATACCCTCACGCATGAGGGCTTTGATTGCATAAGACAATAAGAATTCACTTTCTCTCTTATCTACTTTGAAATCAAAATCATTACTACCATCACTATTTTCTACTAAGTTTGAGATAATCATCTATCCAATTTCTCCTAAAGTCTAACCACATGAACCCTTCTTTCTCAGCCCACATAGCATATGTTGTTTTACTTCGCTTTGTTATTTTATTATCAGGATTCATAAACAAAAATATTATTGTAATCCTTGGATGCATGTCTCTAAACCAAACCATTTTTTGTCTGGTAGCTAAATCTAATTTACCTTTAGCTTCAATATAAACACCATGTGCAACCTTAAAGTCTGGCGTGTACTTACGCTCCTTCGCAGGCTGCAGATATGGTATTGCATCTGGTTCATACCTAACTCTTGGAATATGTTTCTTTAATACTTTCCAAGCTTTTTGTTCAAGTCCTGATTTAAATGTAGGCATTAAATCTGTCTCTCCATACATCTCCTTCATGTCTCATTATCCATAAGACACTAGCATTCATTATAAACTCTTCATCATTGCCATACGCTTGACGCACTGCGTTAAACATTGCTTGTTCTGTATGACAATTTTCTAGAAGAGCCTGAGCTTTCTTAGGTCCTATGCCTTCTATACCTTTGATGTTGTCTGAGGTATCACCTTTTAGACATTGTTCAAAGAATAGTTTCATACCACCTATCTCAGTCTGCTCTGTAAACTTATCAGGCTTAGTCCAACCTTTACCTTTAATTTCCCATGAGAAATGTTTACCTGGTATCATTAACAAATCTTTATCTAAACTAACAATGATGGTATCATCTGTTTGATTAATACCTAACGCATCGTCTGCCTCCAGTGTATCTGGAGCCATCTCTGCATTCATTTTTTCTAACGCATATTCTCTTAAAGCTTCTAAGTGAATAGGTTTAGGTGCAGTTCTATTTGCTTTATACTCAGGGTAAATTGTTTTTCTAAAATTATCTTTACCAGTTAAGAAAGCACGATACTCTGTAGCTCCTGTCTTAGTAAGTAACTCATCTAGCAATGCTTCTGCACGGTATATTGCTATACCTAAATCATCTTGCTCTGCTGACGCAGCGCATCTAAACACTACTAAATCATGGTCAATTAAAGCTATCATTTAAAAGTCCTGTAAAGGTGGTAAAGTTAAATGAGGTAGTTTATCCTCTGTTGGTGATGCTATACCAGTAATAACTGGTAACTCTATTAACATTGGTAACTGATTAAGAGCCATTGTAGGAGTACCGTCCATAGATGGAAGGTCAGGTATAATAATTGTATCTTCTACAATATTATATACAATAGGTTCTTGTGTCTTATTCATAGTACCTAGTCCTACTAGTATTAAGAAAAATACTAGCAGGGATACATATGTTAATTGATTTTTCTTAGTCATATTAATCTCCTAAAAGGGTATATCACTTGGCTCTTGTGTATAGTCTGGTGTTTCAAGAGCTTCACCAGCTAATACAAATTGCTCATATAATTTAGCTAAAGTAATTACATCATTAGCTGTTGCCTTGCTACCCTCAATTCCTAGTGTAGCTACAGCATTACTTAATGATGATTGACGGACTATCATTACTTGTCTTGCAGCACGTTCTTCTTTTGTTTCATAGTTACTACCTGAAACTCTAGTTGTACTTTTTGCTGCAGTACCTTGAGCAGCTGGAGCATCATCAGACCTCTTATCAGAGACCTCGTCTGCACCACCTACTGCTGTCCATTGCCAATAACCATTACCATCTTTCTCAGTACTTACATGTACTACATCTCCTTTCTGCCATTCCTGAGCTGCCTTAAACACAGCGGGATTAGCAAAGGACATAAGCTTTTTATTCTGAGCTTGACCTTGGTCATTCTTATACATCACTTCTACTGATTGATATTGTCTACCATTCTTTGCAGTGTGTGTGTTTAAGTTTGATACATCAACGACATTTACTTGCATAACTTCTCCTTATTAAACATCTTCTAGGTTACCCCAAGAAGACCCAGTTTGTATATCAACCCTCATAGGAAGGTTGAACTCTTTACCAAATAACATTTTAAAGTTCTTTGGTATATCAGTGAAACAGTTGTTAACTATTTCTACTATACTATTAGTATAACATATCTTTTCATCATAGTCAAGCATGATACTATCATGTACAGTATTAATTAAGTCAACACCTTTAACACCTGCTAACCTATTACGTAATGACACTCTTGCGATTGCCATTAGGTCAGCACCTAACCCCTGTACTGGATAGTTTAGTATCCTAGTACGTGGATATTTTAAATTACCTTGAGAGTTTATCTCAGGTAAGTAATCATAAGCTCTGCCTGTTGGCATGGTAAGCTTGTTATCTTTTTTAGCACGAAGGAATATCTCATCATGCCATTCTTTAAGTCCAGTATATTTTTTATAGAACTCATCAATCACATGTTGCCAGTATGCCTCATCACCTATCTCTTTAAAGTTAGGGTCATTAGCATAACTGAATGCACTACCACCATAGATTAATCTGAAGACAAACGTCTTAGCTATTAACCTAGATGGTAATCCAAACCTTGTTTGATTGTCTGTATGCTGGTCAATCTGACCATGTATCTCTTGAATGGCTGTCTTATCTTGTGATAGATAAGCAGCACATACCCACTCAAGAGCTTTAGCATCTGCATTTAATAACATATTATAATCCTTGGTTAGCCTCAGTTAATCTGTGCATGTACTCATGTAATACTATTTGTTTTATATCATGTCGTGCTTCTTCAGACATCTGTCCCAGCGTTGAGGCTGCTCCATCTGCCAATACTATAGCACTAAACTCTTGTATTACAAAATGTTTATGTGATTCTTCTTGGGCTTGTTGTTGTTCTTTAGCCTCCCATGCTTCTTCTTCTTCTGTTGTCCAATCTATTCTGCTGTCATCTGACATTATACTTCTCCATATCTAGTTGTGAAGAGTGTTTTAATCTCTCCGTCAAAGTTCTGTAAGTTAGGTTTACTACTACTTAACCTACCAGTTTTAGCCACACATTGATTGAGTTGACCATGGATTGTATCAGGTTTCCAATGCATCTCATCAATTAGATTAACTAACCCATGATAGTATGTAGACATTCTTTTCTGCATAGTAGCACGTGTTAGTATTATTTTTAATATCTCTTTGCCATCATTTGTTTTAGGCTTGAGCTTACGTAAAGTATCTTCATTGGTACTGAAGAACCCTTCTTTCTTGAGCTCAGTGTTAGGCAAAGGATTAATTAGTCTTTGGAATTCTTTGTCTCTTTCTTCCCACTTATACTTAACTTCGCCTGCACGTGTGCCAGTCTTATAATTTCCAACGGGGCGTTGAAAACGCTCCTTAATGACCCCACCGTAAAGAAAAACAGAAAGGTGGTCGTTAGAATTGGGATTAAAATCATCATAAGAATGAAAACTTTTAAGTTTGATATTAAGTTTGGATATTTGTTCATCAAGTTCATCTCCTAGAACAGTTGATTTATTATAGTCATACTTTAGACCGTTGTATTCCATCTCTTGTAAGACTAACAAGTCTTGATTATGTAAAGACACAAGACGTTTAAGTTCAGGTCGCTTAGATAATTCTTGCATTTGTTTACTCATGACTTGTTCTGTTAGTTCTACATCACGTTTAAGATAGTCAGCTAATATTTCTTTAGGTACTTCATTAGTATCTATACCATTCTTCCAATAGTTTTCTTTAACTTCATCAAGCTTAGTACCTAATTCGTAGTACTCAGCTGTGGCATTCAACGAAGGGTATGCCGCAGACTGATTACGTAGAATAAATTCTACTAGTTGACAATCCCATACTCTTTTCTTACTAAAGTCAATACCATATCTTTTAAGCCAATGTAAATCAAACTTAATATTAAACCCTACAAGCACATCTGCTGCATCCACGGCTAATTGAATGTTGTCAAGCAATTCCTTGTAGGGGTCAACGGAGTATTCTATATCATAAACTCCCATCTCTTTATCATTAAGTAACCCAACCATCATTAGTTTATTACTCTGGTCAAAAGGATTACCTTTGTTACTAATAGTTGTTTCAACATCTAATACTAAGTAACTCATATCTGTTCATACCTCGCTATTTGTGGTTTAATTAATACTTGTGCATTGCCATGTCTAAGGTCAGGCAATGTATCACCATCACCTAACAATTTATTTTTACTGATGTTTAAGAATCTCATGTTGCTGGTATTGTCTGACTCTTTACCTATACCTAGTATCCAGTCAGCCTCACCTTGCTTGGCTGTCTTACTACTATCAACATCATCCATTGTTAACCATAACTTATTCTCACCAGTGCCTCCAGCTTGGCTTACGGCAATCACTGGTGCATGCATTTTAGCAATCTCTCTAGCCCATTGATACAATGCTTTAAGTTGTAAGTCATGTCTGTCCATCTTAAATCCTCTTATCTTATCTATCTGGTCAAAGATAATAAGAGCTGGGTCAGTAGCCTTTAGTATATTTTCTATACTATTAGTACTACTACTATCTTCATAGTCATATATCTTTAGTCTATTACCTATGGTATCTTTATAAGAAGCATAGTGTTTTTCTTTGTTATCAAACAACTCTTTGTTTGTTACACCAAACATAGCTTGATAACATCTAACTGCTACTTTCCTACCTTGTTCTTCATTATTAAACCATAGTATATCACCATCTGTTTGTGTAATCATATGAGTCATCTCACTTGCAAGGAAGGTTGTCTTACCTGTCTCTGGTCTAGCAAATACAAAACCAAAGTCACCCTTACGTAATGAACCTAATGATTTGTTTAACCAATCAAGTCGCCATCTTAATCCTGGTGTTGCTATTTGTGAATGATGAAGGTCAAGTAAGTCCATGTTAACAGCAGTAGCCTCTACATCAGAGACTTCTTCATGTTCCATTTGATTAACTTTGTGCATCAAATCTTCCATGTTAGCACTACCATCTTCAACATCAAGAGCTACCTTAGCTAACTCACCTGCTAAACATCTTTTACGGTGAGCATTAAGATAGTTAGTTACATTGTCTACATTCACATCTTGTTTTAATATCCTAGTCAGTGTACTAGATAACTCATCACGTTCACTATCTTCTAGTAAGTAACTACTATGATAAGCTATTTCTAAATCTGATTGACTAATAGAGTTGTTGTTATTTTTCTCATAAAAATTAGCAACAACTAAAAACAATTTGTATATATTAACAAAGTTAATCTTAATATAATTTAGATTAATATGTTTATAATACTTATCATAGTATGACTTATCAGTACAAAATAATTTAATTATTAATTCTTCAACCATTCACTTATCTCCGTTTTATTATACTCTTTAGGGTCAAGAGGACTAATGATTACTCTACTCTCAACACCTTTACTACGCAGTTTGTTGCGTATATTTACTGCAGCCTTAGCCTTATCTCTATCTAACCATACATAGATATGTTTATATCTTTTAACTAGCTGATGCTCCGCTTGCTTGCTCAGTGAGGAGCCAAGCAAGGGAGTAGCACAGTAGCCTTCATGTCTTAGCCTAGCTATTTTTATAGCTGATAGAACATCTTCTACTACTAATAGTATACCACCTTCACCATAAATAGTCAAGGGTTTATTGCCACTAGACATATACTTTATATTACCAGTACCAAAGTTTCTACCTTGCCAGTAATCTTTACGTTGTATAAGTACAAGCAATCTTTTAAATGGTGCCCAAGTAATGCCATACTTTTTAATTTCTTTTAATGTTATATTATATTTAAGTAACCATCTCATTGGTTCCATAGGTATATCCTCCGTAGTATCTAACAAAGCATTATAGTTTTTATTTAGTGTATGAGTGTTGTACGCACGTTGTCTTAAAGTATTAGTGTCATCTTTAGGTTCATACTTACTACAACCAAAGCACCAGTATCCATTGGTATACTCAGCACGATTGTCCTTACTACCACAATGTGGGCAAGGACCAAGCTTAATAAACTTACTCATACATTTCCTTAGTTAAAGTTAATACATATACATACAACGATTTACACACATTGTGTTATACTATTAGTATAGAATCAATAAAGTTTCTATACTTTTATGAAAGGATACACGATATGTGGACAACACCTCAAGCTACTGAAATGCGATTTGGTTTTGAAGTAACAATGTATGTAATGAATAAGTAACATCAGAGTTACGCACTAGCGCAACGGGGTACGCTACGCTGCCCCCTCTGCGCATCGTGCTTACTCTTCATCACTAAAGTCATCTTCATGTGCTAAGTCAGGATTACCTATAATATCTTCGTCATCTATAACTGCACATCTATTGCATAAATCTACATACTCACCAGTAACACTAGACTTACGAGTACTCTCGTAGTCTGATAGTGCCCTATCACATGCCATACATCTCATACTATACTCCTAATAATAAATAAAATACTATTGTACCACCTATAAAAACTATTATAAAATTTTCTAAGTCCATAATATATTATACCATATAAAATATTTAAAGTCAAACACTTACGCACTCCGGCACACGCCTTTGTGCTTAGTGTTGACTGCTCGCTTACACAGAACGTCAGCTTACCAGCCAGGGGCTGGAACCTGTCTTATCTGTTTAGCTCCCATAGAATCCATTGTTCCATTCTTCTATATCTTTAGTGTCATTGACTCTATCATAAGACTCAACACTTTTACAAGGTATATCTGAATAAACAATTGGATGATTCATGTCATCATCAATTAGAGTACAAGTATCACCTTGCACACTAACTACTTCTAACCATTCACCTTTCTTAATGATGTGTGTATCATCACCAGTACCATGAGTAATATCTTCTATTACTTCAACCCAATCATTAGCTACAACAAGAGAGCTCGACTGCGGGGACGCAGCAAAGAGCGTATCTTGTTTACCTTGACCCCAGTTTCTCCATGTACTTGGATAAGATGGTGTTGGTTCAGGTTTCTTATAACTATTATTACTATACCATACTTTGTTATGCCAATGACCTTTGTCTTCATTCATGATATTAAAGTTACCTTTCTTATCAAGAAAGACTAGCTTACTATAGCCAATAACATTTTCTATAAGCTCAACCATAGGGTCATCAAACAATCCCATATGACCATGCTTTTTAACTATCTTCTTTAAGATAGCATTGTTAAACTGTATGGTATCGGATAGTTTATCATCACCGTAACCAGAGATAATACCATTGTGAATAAAGCCAAGCCCACTATTGACAAGAAAAGGATGACAATTTTCTTTATCTGTTTTACCATGTGTCTTGATACGGAAGTGAACAAGAGCTTGTTTAGTTTCATGTTTCTTGTATGCCTTATAAAAAGATTTAAATGTAAAGTAACCTTTATGTACATGAAGCTTTTCTTCTTCAGCAAACATGAAGCCTGCTCCATCTGGGTTACTATCGAAGCATCGTTGTAATGATGCCTTACTAATAATTTCATTTGCTGGTTTGTATATTGCTATGCACATAATGCACTCTCCTTTACGTAAGTATGTAACTCTTTGAATTCTTTCTTAGTATTTTCTAGCCATGTAATGAAAGAACTAAAGCTTGTTTGCTCTTTGAGTGTACCAGTAAGAGCTGCTGGTTGGCAATAACTTATCATTGCCTTTACGAATTGCATGCGTACCTTGAATTCATTTGTATTCTTAGGTGATGCAAAGATTCGTAATTCAATTGTCTTTTTGTTTTGTAGATTAATAAAGTTATATCTATCAGCACCATCAAAACCTTTATGTATCTTAAAAGGTTTCTTGATGTCATAAGACTCATCTTGCCGCTGATAATTAGTAGGGTCTCTACCTGCTATAAGCTTGATAAATTTCTTATTGTCATCACGATTCATAAACTCTACAAGTTTACCCGCACCCATTTGACTAAGTGCAGTACGACTGATGTGTACATGCATACCACATGATTGATGTGGATGTATCCACTCTGGTAAGCCATCTAAGAAGGATGTATACCTAAGTATATGTTGAGCATAAGAAGCTGGTCTTGATACAATTTCAAAGCCGTTGCGTATTGAACCATCTTCTTTCATAAGCGAATGATTGTATAAAGTATCACCGACATATAATCTACCCTCTTTTCTTTTATCTACTTGATATTCTATTTCAATACCTAAGTATGGTTCACGAGTAGACTTGTTTCTTTTGTCAAAGCCTAATGATTCTTCTACTCTATGAGTGTAATTATGTACACGATATGTCATACCTAGACAATCAACACATAAACCATCACGAGTAGTATCAACAACTGATTTAGTACCACATTCTGTACAGTGTGTAATATCTACTGTGCTACTATCATATACAGAACCATCAATTATAATCTCATTACTTAACAACCATTGATGAGAATGATTATCCATGTCATAACCTAAACGTGTTAAGTCAAGTTCTTTGATATGATATTGTCTTGTACCTGAAATCATACTACTATTAAAATGATTTTGAAAATCAATAATTTCGGTATGAAAACAATAGTTAACTCTTGGATATATATTCTCAAGGAAATCATTCATCTTTTCTACAATTTCTCTAGTAGGCATATGAAATAAGTCTTCAGTACCTAATGCTTCTGGATATTGATTACGTATGTCTTCTTCTAATGTTTGTAACATTATCTTAGTAGCAAAAGAATTATTAGCAAAGCCTTTACCTCTACGCTTTAGATGATTCTTAAAGCCAGACTTTAATCTACCATCACGGTAATGCATTTCTAATGGATTAGCTTTGTAATACAACGCATCACATAACCAATCATAACTACGACTGCCATAACTTGCGTCATCTTTACATGACATTAAATCTACAGCAAAGTCTTTGATTGGTGTACGCCTATAGTTTAGCCATTGCTCTTGTGTAAATGCTGCTAAACATTGTTCATGTAAGTCACCATTTATACGCATGTCATTATAAGCAATAGACATAAGTTTATAACAAGGTATATATTTATACTCAGGCAATGGACCTACAAAATTTCTTCTGTGATGATAACTATCTTCATCAAAATACCAAGGATAATTATACCTTTGCTTTTGTGTTGATTGTATAACATATAAATCGTCAGTTACAAATTTCTTATCACCTGGTTGTACATAAGATAGAGAACTATCTAATGGAAAGGTATTAAAAAATGTAGTATGACTAATAGGTTTCATTTGCATGCTCCTTTAATGAATTCAAAGACATCACGAGGTGGTTTTTTGTATGCTCTAATCACACGAAATGTATCACCATTACGTTTAATACGCACACAATTATCCCACCCATCTTTCCAGAATACATCAAACAAGTTTTTAGTTATATATTTTATAACCATAACAATCTCCATATTGTTAATAAAAAATGAGAAATCAAAGTTCTCAAAGCGAAGCGACTGAACTTTGCATTTCGTTAAGTGCAGTCTGCTCTAATCTTTTGATTTCACTTATAAGTTTATCACGTTCCATTACAGAAGGCAAAGGAAACTTATTAAAAACTTTATAATATTGATAACAATATTCTTCTTGTAATGTTTCTAAAGCATACTCTTGCAATGCAACAGTATGATACCATTGTTCTTGAGACATATTATACTCCTATTGAGTGATACTATTAACAAATAACCAAGTAGCTAATCTATAACTCTTGACCCTTTTTACTTCTTGTTCAAACACTGAATCTTTTTCGTAACGCCAATTATCACAATTTTTAAAGACTGTTTCAGTGTGAGGTTTTATTGTTTTAATAGGTTCATGTTCGATAACTAAATCATTATTAGATTTATCATCTTCTTCTTGTTTATTAGCTATGTATTCTACATAATCTATATTACTATTATTTAGATACTTAACGAATCTCCAACCCTCTGTAAATAAATCATCTGACAATTCATTTACTATCATTGTTGGACTACCACTAGAATAATAATTTCTAGCCTTAGCAATTAATTGAAAATTATGAGACATAATATATAATCCTTTATAATTTAAAAAAGCACAGGTGAATCTTTTTACGCCATGCACCCACGGCTCGTGGCGTAAAAAGTTTACCGAATAGTTCTATCTGCTCTAACTTATTATACAATTAGAATTACTCCATCTATTACTAAATATAAATAGATAAAAGATAATACACATATAATAATACAAATAGTTGTTGCCATACCTTCAAACCAATTCATGACAACCTCCTAAATCTTCTAGTTCTTCTATTAATAATTCATAAGAACCATCATTAAGATATAAAGCCTCATTTAATAAATTAATTATTTCTCTTATACGCATTTTTCTTGTTTGCATGTTATATTTCTCCATAATAAAAAAAAAATAAACCAGTCTGCTCTAATAAGAACCACCGAGTATGACCGACCTTTGAGTAAAAAAAAGGGGGGCTATTAACCCCCTATTTTTATGAAACTTTACCAGCATCTGCCGATGTTGATGTTGTTGCGATTTCAATTTCAGCAGGACCTTGATTATCACGGGCTTTCCATTCTTTACTTCTAGTCTCCCGTAATTCTGATATTTATTGCTTCTTCCTGATAAGAAGATTGCAGAATCAAGACATTGCTCGGCAACTACTAATAGTTGTCCAGCAGACAATCCTGCTTTCAATGCGTTAATCTTACCAAAAAACTCATTGCTTTCTTTATTAGCCATTTCTAGTTCTCCTAAGTCATGTGCGAAAGTGCACATGTAATTTGAAATCATGGATTGGGGATAATTAATAATTAGTTATGGTTATCAATCGTTTTTATTGATAAGCAGAAGTAATTTTTAATTATTCACAATTTGTGATTCAATTTTACATGTAGTGCTTTCGTGCGTGATTTAGGTGGACAGAAAAGGCAATAAAGATAGTGATGAGTTTATTGGTTAGATTATCACAATGAAACGGGATTATCTGGTGGGCTACTAGTAGTTGTTGGTGAGTGATGTATTGATTTTACAATATTCATATTAGGAAGGAGTGATAGGAAGCTACGAGAAGATATGATTGAGATAGCGATTCAATACAGAATTACGGGTGATTAGAAGTAATTAGTATGGAACGCTTGGGATAATTAAGTCTTGCTAAATTGATACGTAACAACATTGATATCGCATATGCTGTAGTAAAATTAACATAACAATAGGGGGTTAATAGAACCACTGGTAGTATGATATCACCCGTAATAAAATAATTAATAAATTCATATACTTATATGTGGGAACCTATCTTTATAAA